CGCCGTAATTGGTGCAAGCAAGAACACTTCCACAGGTCACGTTGATAAAGCTGAACAGGATCACGATTGGCAGAAAAGGTATAGCGATTTAAAGCGATACCACGACACCAAACAGAATGAATGGAAACAGAATACGGAACTATTGGAAGCACAGTATGAAGCGCAGAAACGCGTTCCAGCCGAACTTCCGAAAACAGCCGAAGAACTGGAATCATTCAGGACGGAGTATCCTGAGATTTTCTCTGTAATGCAATCCGTTTCTCAACTAGAAGCTGGTTCACGTGTATCGGAACTTGAAACGCAAATCGAGCACCTACGCGAAAATGAGCAAATAGCACGAGAGACGGTTTCAGAACAGGAATTGCTAATCAGGCATCCCGACTTCATTGAATTGAAGGAAACGGATGCTTTTAAGGAGTGGCTTTCCGTACAGCCGGAAAACATCTCTGACGGTTTGTATAAGAATAAAAGCGATGTTGATTGGGCCGCTCGTGTGGTTGATCTGTATAAGCTAGATACTGGTCACTCTCAGGGGGAACCTAAACAAAGTCGGACACGTAACGACGCAGCGGCGGCTGTCACTAAGACACGCACATCGTCTGCCCGGAACGTATCCGACAGTAAAAAAGTTTGGACTAACCTTGAAATTTCCCGACTAAAGCCGCACGAGTTCGAAAAACTCGAAAAAGAAATCGAAGCGGCGAATAGAGAGGGAAGAGTAGTTTAAAACCCCAATATCCAATAATAATAAGGAGGACATGATATGTCTGTTGGAGCAGCGGCGGGATATTCCAATCTACCGAATGGTAAATGGAATCCGTCAATCTACAGCCAGAAAGTTCTTAAGTTTTTCCGCAGGTCATCGGTTGCAGAGGCAATTACAAACACCGACTATGCGGGTGAAATTGAGAATTTTGGCGATACTGTAAAGATCATTAAGGAGCCTACGGTTTCTGTTTCCGCGTACACTCGCGGTGCGGTAGTTAACACCGAAGACCTTACTGATACTGAAATCACCTTGACCGTCGATCAGGGCAACTACTTTGCCTTTAAGGTTGACGATATTGAGGAACGTCAAAGTCACGTTAATTGGGAGTCGTTGTCTACTTCTTCGGGAGCGTACGGTTTGAAGAAAGCGTACGATTACAACGTTCTCAAGGAGATTAACGACAGTGCAGCTACTGATACTTCTTCTATCGGTGCTGCCGGTTCTGCGATCTCCTGCAACACGGGTAACGAAGCTGCGGATTATCTCAGCGCCTTTGCCCGCCTGTTGGATGAAAATGACGTACCGGAGAATAACCGTTGGGTTGTGGCAAATCCACAGTTCTACGAAATTCTCCGTAAGGCGGATGCTAAACTGATGGACGCTAGTGTTACTGGTGAGAATATGTCGGCTTTGCTGAACGGTGCTGTTACTGCCCGTAAAATTCACGGCTTCACTCTGTACCAGTCTAACGTTATCACGGTTGGTACTGCTGGCGTTGCTGCGTCTCACACGTTTGGTCCGAGTACGACTAGCGGTGAGACGATTGTACTAGGCGGTCATATGAGTGCGGTTGCTACTGCATCTCACATCGCTAAAACCGAAGTTATTCGTGATCCGGACAGCTTTGCGGACATCGTGCGTGGTTTGCACGTATTTGGTCGCAAGGTACTGCGCGGTTCTGGTAGTGGCTTCAAGGGCGTCTTCACTGGCGTTCCTGATTTGAACACGTAAAAGGAGGACTGAAAAATGGCTACTTATACTATTAATAATGTAGGCACTGCTGGTCATCCTGCAAGTGCACCTACTCTACGCATCGTTGACGTAGTTGTAGATTTTAGTTCTACAACTAATGTGTCAGGCGATGTTTTCGCATGTTTGAGCCTTCCCGCTAACACGTACGTTATTACGGCTGGTGTGGATGTGTTGACAGCGGATTCTGCTGGTAATAGCGGTACTATCTCTTTAGGTGATGGTGCTGATGTTGATCGGTACATTTCTGCTGCTGCTCCGGGTAGTTCTACTATGACTATTCGGGCGCAAGCAGGTGCTGGTTCTATGGGAACTGTGTCTGTCGGTTTTGGCATTTATGTCTCAGCCGATACGATTGATGTTGTTGTAGGTACTGGCGCTCTTAACGGTAAGTATCGTGTTTGGGCAATGACTGCTGACTTTGGTGGTCAGGGTAATTCTGAAGCACAGATTGTAACATTTGCGTAAGATTTGAGTAAAAAGGTTTTGTAGGGGTTCCCTTTTTAAAATAACCCCTACACTTTTTTAATATAAAAGGTAAGAACATGACATGTAAAAATTGTGATTGCAATAACTGCCACGAAGAGTGCAAGTGTATCGAATGCACCCCAGAGCTTTGCGATTGTAAGAAGGAAGATGTTAAGACTCAAGACGACTTTGGCTACCAAAAAAAAAATTGATTTGAGTATATACTATGTTATACTGAACTAGAATGTAATCGCCAACATGGGATTATAAATACCTTCAAAAGAAGGATAACAAAGGAAAAGTACTTATGAATATTATGAATGGTGAACTGCGAAACGTATTTAATAGGATGTCAGTCGGTTTTGATGATCGTTGGTTTCCACATGAAAACCAGTCAACGTTTCCCCCGTACAATCTTATCGAAACTGAGGATAACACGTATAGAATTGAAATTGCCGTTGCCGGTTATTCAAAAGAAATGCTCCAAATTTTCGAAGAAGATAATAAGTTAACAATAACCGGGTCTAAACGCGACAATAAAGATTCTAAACGCGACAATAAAGATTCTACCTTTAGTGATATTCTACACTACAACGGTCTTGCACAGCGATCCTTTACACGTTGTTTTAACCTTGCGACGAATGTAGAAATTACAGGGGCGGCACTAGAAGATGGTATTCTAACTCTTCACTTCTACAAGAATGAGCATAAGAACCAACGGACTATTGAAATCGCATAAAAAAAAGGGGGGGGCAGGATATGCTACGAGGATTTATTTACGGACTTACGTTACTTTTTTCAACAAGCGTATTTGCTCAATCTTCAAATATGTGTTTCCCTTCCGATGAGTTTACTAAAAAAGTTACAGAAGAATACGGAGAACAGAACGTATGGATGGGCCTTCCTTCTTCTAACAATCCTCAAGAACGGGTCTTAGTTTTATACGAAAATGAAACAACGCGAAGTTGGACGATGGGTATATTTATGATAAGGGATGATATTATCTGTTTTGTCGCGGCAGGGGGCGATTTTATCCACATGGAACCTAAACCGGCTATCAAAAAAGGTACAAAAATGTAATGGACTTTCTTGCGATAACAAATAAAGTACTTCGTTCGCTGAATGAGGTTGAGCTAACATCAGCCAACTTTGCAAATAGTCGTGGTATTCAAACGGCTGTAAAGGATTTCGTGAACCGTAGTATCAACGACATATATACTGCTGAACTGGAATGGCCGTTTCTTCACGCAGACGGAACGATTACGACTGTAGCAGGAACAGCAGAGTATGCTCTTGTAACAGGATACAAATCTGTAGATGTAGATACTGCATATCTTATTGAAGCTAGTACGGATATCAAAGTAATTCCATATATACCATATGTTCAGTTTACTAACCAGTTTCGTGAACGTGATCTTGATCCTACTACGACAGATAATAGGGCTAAACCTGATTATTTTTATCTTACGCAAGATGATAAGATTGGTTTAACTCCTGTCCCAGATGATGAGTATACCTTCCATTATGAATACTGGCAGACACATACGGATTTAAGCGCCAGTACGGATACACCCGTTCTTCCAGACCGATATCAGGATACGGTCGTGGCTCGTGCGGAATATTACGTCCATCAGTTACGTGCAGATTTGCAAGCAACCAGTATGAAGCACGGAGAATATAAGGAGCGTATCACTCGTATGCGTATCGACTTAATTAACAAACCGAATGTTATGCGATCTACAGCGATTAGTGCCGGTTCGCAGTCTAACACTCGACATCCGAAGTACTTCTAAAACATGGTTGCTAATATACAACCAATACCACGGTTAAGGACGGTAGGTCAGCTTCTAGGGTCTACAAGTGCAATTACTGTATACACCTGTCCTGCCCATTTTGAAGCAGAAGTTAAGCTACTTCTGGTTAATAACCTTCATTCTGGAGTTGTTGATCTTACTATTAAGGGTGTTCTTTCCTCTACAGATATTCCCGTTGTTACTACGTATAGCATGGCAGTAGATGAAATACTAGATGTATTGAACTCTGGACCAATAGCATTAAAAGCAGCAGATACTATTGTTGTTACTGCTGGAACTGCCAGTAAGTTAAATGTAGTTGTAACTACTAAAGAAACGTACACAGGATAGATATGGAAAATATCCAACAGCAAATTGTATCACTTGATGGAGGATTGGTCCTTAACAAAGACCCGTTCACCCAACTTCCCGGTTCCGCCCTACAATTACAGAACTTTGAACCTTCTATTAAAGGTGGGTACAGGCGGATAAACGGTACGAATAAATATGTACTGTTAGAATTTAATGATACCACTTTAGGAACTACAAGTAAAACTGGTTCAGGAGCTATACTTCTATCTGTTATTTTAGGATACGATGTTATAGCGGCAAGAGGTGCTGTATTAGGAAAAGCTACTTCAACCTTTTTTACTCAGGATCATACTAATGCAGTAACTACATTAACTGTGGACAATACAGGCGGGTTTGCTTCTTCTGGTACGCTGTATGCTGGGTCAGAAACAATAACATACACGGGTAAAACAGCAACATCCTTTACCGGAGCTACAAGAGGGGCTAGTTCTACTACAGCAGCAGCACACTCATCTGATGATATTATCTCTACTGGCTGGACTAAGATTGACGAATCAAGAACTTCAGCTAATGCGTACACCTATACTAAGTACAACTTTAGTGGCACAGATAAGATTTCTATTGCTGATGGACAAAATTATGCAGCATCCTATGACGGAACGACATATACCTTACTAAATGGTGCTATTGGTTCTGGAGCAGGAACCGCACCAACAGCTAGTGAAGGTGTATACGCTTTTAGAAATCATATGTTCTTTGTTAAATCATCTTCAGAAGAACTTGTATTCTCTGCCCCATTTAATGAGAATGATTTTACTCCTGCGAACGGTGCAGGAAGTATACGAGTGAATGATAAAATCATCGGTCTTATGGTTTTTCGTGAAAAACTGTATATTTTTTGTAATAATAGTATATATGTACTATCTGGAAACAGTATTGCTGATTTTGTAATAGAGCCTGTCACAAGAGATATTGGTTGTCTTGATAAATTCTCTATTCAAGAGATAGGTGGTGACCTTATTTACCTTGCTCCTGATGGGTTAAGAACCATTGCCGGTACTGAAAGAATTGATGATGTTGAATTGGGGACAGTGAGTAAGGCGATACAAGAACGCCTTGAGAATATATCTTATGATAATATGACTTCAGTTATTATTCGTGAAAAATCACAATATAGGCTATTTTTCCCTACAACAGCGGGTACTGAAAAATATCAACATGGTCTTATAGGAACTATTAAGCAGGATGCTCAAGGACAGATCGGGTTTCAATGGGCAGACATAGTTGGTATTAAGCCTAGCTCGACTGATTCAGAATATATAGCACAGATTGAAGTTGTAGTTCACGGTGCGTATGATGGTTTTATCTATCAGCAAGAAAATGGAAGAACTTTTGCTGGAACTAATATGGAAGCTCTTTATCGTTCAGCCGATATTATTATAGGTGATGCAGGAATAAGAAAAAGTATGCAACGTATCATCACTAATTACAGAAGTGAAGGTACTGTAAATGCTAGATTACTTTTGAGATACGATTATGATTCATCAGATACTCCACAACCTGCTGCTTACACTTTTAATGAGGGGAAGCCTACGGCTATTTATGGACAAACGGGAAATAATAAGAGTACTTATGGCCTAGCAGTTTATGGTGAAGGTGGTAATCCACTAACACGACAATCAGTAGAAGGCAGCGGTTTTGCTGTTGCAATCAAAATGAACGAAGATGCTGGATCACATCCGTTTGTACTAAATGGATTTCAATTAGAATTTACAGCCGGTGGACGGCATTAAAAAGAGGGTATAATGGGATCAAATTATGTAAGACAATCTGAAACCGCCATCGCTACAGGCGAAGTTATTCAGGCTTCTCATTCTGAAGATGAGTATGACCAGTTAGTACTAGCCTTTACTGCTGATTCGGGACATTCGCACGACGGAACTACTGGCGAAGGTGGTGATGTTACAAAGTTACTTGGTACTGCAATTACCATTGGTGATGGTACTGCTGGAACTGACATTGCAGTAACCTTTGATGGTGAAAGTAACGACGGGTTGCTCACATGGATGGAGGATGAGGATCAATTCAAGTTCTCTGACGATGTGATGCTTATTGATAACGAAGCGTTAATCTTAGGGTCTGATTCAGACATTACTATAAAGTATGACGAAACAACCAATGATGCATTAGAGATTGCTGCTAACGTAGAAGGCGCACCATTAGCCATTATCCTCAAGGCAGATCAGGGTGATGATGCTGGAGATGAGTGGAAAATTAATGTAGCAGATGGCGGTGTTATGACCTTCGGCAATGATAAGAATAGTGCCGGTACATACGTTACTCATATGACAATGACACCTCACGCTACAGTCGGAAGCTCAACAGTAGCGTTTGCAGGTGGTGTAACAATTGCAAGCGATCTTACGGTTACTGGTGATGACATCACAATGGCAACGAATACTGCTGGATATTTGCTGGTTGCTGATGGGACTAACTTTAATCCTGTAGCTTTATCAGGAGATATTACGACAGTAAGCGGATCAGGTTCGCTAACTATAGCGAATAATGCGGTATCATTGGCTAAGATGGCGGGACTAGCACGGGGCAAGATTATCTACGGTGACTCTTCTGGTGATCCTTCTGCACTAACTGTAGGCTCTGCTAACACAGTACTACAATCAGACGGTACGGATGCCACGTGGGCAACCGTTACTAATGCTATGCTTGCCGGATCAATCGCTGACAGTAAACTATCTACAATCCTTACAGCGGATAAAGTTAGCGGTTCTGCTATTCAGATTGATGGATCGGGAGTTTCAGCACTATCTGGCGCACTCGCTTCAACGGATAAGTTTTTGATAGATGATGCAGGAATAACTAAATATGCTACAATAGATCAACTTGATTCGTACATCACACTGTCGGATATTTGTGCTGATGAAGTAGCAGCAGGTGATACAGCTTCTTCATTTACAACTACTTCTGGTACGATAACTATTGATTCTCAAGCCAGTACAACTACCATTGATGGGCATACAGGTGTAACAGTTCAATCTAGTAATAGCGGAAATGTTACGCTAACTTCGGCTGCTGATGTTGATCTTAATCCAACAACGGCGTTAACAATAAATATTGCTGGTTCTGATGATTTCCAGTTTACTGCTAATACGTTTACTGCACTGTCGGGAAGTACGATTGCTGCACAGGCGTTGACGGCTACAACAGTTACGGCAAGTGGTAATGTAGACTTCAACGGTGACCTAGACGTTGACGGCACTACCAACCTTGATGTCGTGGACATTGATGGTGCAGTTAATTTAGCGGCTACTCTAACATTAACCGACGCAGCTTACTTTCTCGGATCGCCTACTCACGGCTACAGGTTTAATAGCTCCGACGACTCCATAAACGCAATGATAATTACAAATGCTGGAGTAATAAGCACTAAAGGAGCAAATTTAGACGGTGCTGTAGTTATAAACGATACTGGAGCAGACGCTGACTTCCGTGTTGAGTCTGACACCATTACCCACGCTTTGTTTGTGCAGGGTTCTGATGGCAACGTGGGGATTGGTACTACTCCAGCTACCTTATTTCATACCTATTCGACCGCAGGCGATGCGACTCTCAGGCATCAATCGACCGGCGGCGCTGCGATCATCGACATTGTTGGAACCCGAACCAGCGATGCTGACACGGGTAAACTCCGCTTTCGCAATACCACCAACGATCTCGCCGTTTTACGAGCCGAAAGGTCTGGTGCGGATAATTCTGGTCTGTTGAAAATCCAAACTGCAAACGCAGGCTCTCTTGCTACTGCGATGACGATTAACGCCAGCGGCAACGTGGGGATTGGGAAAACTCCCGGTTCACTAAGACTAGACGTACTGACAACTGTGGCAGATAACCTAGTGGCAGCATTTGAAAATTCACACGCAACAGGTTCCTACGGCATTGTTGTAAAAGCAGGAGATGATTCAGGGAATTATAGTGCTGATTTTGCGAATAAATCAGGAACTTCTTTAATGCGTATTCGTGGTGACGGCAACGTGGGGATTGGTGTCACGGCTCCAACACAAAAACTTCACGTTACAGGTGATGCGGTCATAGATAAGACCAACAATGGTTACAGCGGTTTAAGAATTCATGATGACAGTAGTGACGATTATAACTCTTATATAGACCTAGGTAGAGATTCTGGGGCCACAAGATTATGGGTTAGGCGTGGTGGTCGAATACAGGCTACAACACCGTGGGCAAACGACACTCCGACTCCCGTTGTATCTTTTGGCCGTAGTGGGATTGCATTTGGTAGTGACACAGCAGCAGCTAACACCCTCGACGATTATGAAGAAGGATCGTGGACCCCAGCCTCACCAGACGTAACACTCGTCAGCCCTGTTGGTCGATATGTAAAAATTGGGTCTGTGGTTCAATGGGGCTGTCAGTTTACATTTCCGGCTAGTAGTTCTACGGACCCCGTAATTATTAACGGGCTACCTTATACGGTGGGCAATACAAGTGCTGCTCGTGGCGGGGGTGTCATTAATTATCACAACGCTCATGTAGACCATAATGGGATGCAACCCTTCCTTAATGCGAACGCTGTCGCTCTTAATCTTTATCTAGGAGCCGTGGCAAGAACCTATGTGAACGTGTCAGGCGCAGTCGTTAACATGGGCGGAACGTATTCCGTCTTAGCTTAACAACAACAACAACAACAACAATATGCTCAGCGGATGCTGGGCACGGACAAAGGAGAAAGAAACCATGGCATTAAGTGAAGTACAAAAGAACGATAAGATCGAAGTGGTGGCCTCGCCTGCTGGAGAATGGGCCAGTGTTCAAGTTCGAACGGCTACAATTATCAAACGTGATGACGTAGAATTAACAAGATCATTCTTCCGACACGTTGTCATGCCCGACGCCGATCTGTCAGCCGAAGACGCAGACGTTCAGGCTATTTGCAATGCCGTGTTTACGCAGGACTGCAAAGATGCATATGCGGCTTGGGTTGAAGCTCAGGCTGTGTCACAGGTAGAAGATCAGGTAGAGGAGTAGAAACATGACAATCTCAAGCACTTGGTCAGTGACCAACATGCAACACGTTACCGCCGATGGGGGTGTAACTTTAGTCTACTGGTCTATGGTAGCGGCAAGCGATGGTACTCCATCGTACACTGCTTCTGCAGGCGGCAAGCTGCGCTGCGAGTATGATGCGTCTAGCCCGACCTATATCCCATACGCTGATTTAACTGAGGACGATGTTCTTGGTTGGGTACACGATAGCTTGATCATAGATGACGAAACTGTGGCAGAAGCTAAAGCTCGAATAGAAGCTGACCGTGATGCAAAAGTACAAAAGCAAATTGATGATGAGGGAACTACTGCGTCAGGCGTACCTTGGTCACTTAAACTTTAAACAGGAGAAATTTATGATTACATTAGAACTAGAACTATCGGAAGTTAACGGCGTCTTGGCGGCTTTGGGGCAGATTCCCTTTGCTCAAGTTGCTGGACTAATATCCAAAATTCAAGCTCAGGCTTCGCCACAGGTGCAAATCAATGGTACAGAGGGTACAGAGGCTTTGGAAGTGGTAGATGCTGAAAATATGCCGTCAGAAACAGAAGTGCTACAGTAACTTTACTGATATGGCACAGGTAAATACATAAATATGCCACAGATTCCCGTTTCTTCCGTATTTGAGCGACACGCACAAACAGCCTTAACAGTCGCTATAATAAGCATAATGGCGTGGGTTGGTATGTCGGTATCGGGCAGCAGAGAAGCGATTGCCCGTCTTGAAGTAACAGTGAAGTTTCTGCAAATGGATGTAGTGGATTTACGAAAGAGTACGGAAAAGTGGATATCAGGAAGATACACACAATCAATGTCAAATCGAGATTTGAGAGTGATACATAAACGTCTTGATATTTTAGAAG